CTGTAGTTGTACAAGCATGGCGTAATCCTGTTACTTCATCATAATCTACTGCCCTTACATCTGAGCTAGTACCTAAGAGTGTACAAGCTGTATTGGCATTGAACAGTGGCTTTTCTGCTTCATAGATTTCTTTGATTTGTTGCTCAGTTGGTGCTCCTGCTCCAGTTCTAAGTAGAGTTAAATCCCCAGCATAAGGTAGAATTGCTGTGTAAGTAACCCCCACATTCATATTTGCAGTAGAGCTTATATCGCTAGCATTTGCAGTACTTATATCAATTTTAGCGTTTATATAGATAGATGCAATACCACCAACACGTATAATTGTAAAAAACACCCAAGTATTTGCAGTAATACTAGCATTGCTAACTATAGATGAACCAGTGAAAAGTCTTAGTTGACTGGTTGTAGGAACTAAATCAATCAATAGTCTATTTCCAGTTCCAAGATACTTTTCTAAAATCGTTTGTTGTGCTATAGACCCTGTTTTGTTTAACCAGCCCATCACATAAAAATCACCAGTACCAAAATCTAAACTACCGTCATGTATACGTGATAGATAATTACTAGCACTAAAACCACCAAAACCAACTAATTCAGAACCAGTTGCTACTGGTGTTTTAGTAACTGTTCCATTAACGATTAAACCATTGTTGTTGTAGCTGCGGTCTGGTACTTCTTCAACTATTGTTACACTTGCAATAGTTGCTGTCGTTGTATTAATACCCCATATATTGAGATTACCACCTCCAGCTTGTGGTGTTACAGAAAGTGTATAAATACCAGGGGATGTAATATCAATATACTTTGCGTTATCAAAATAAGATTGTAATCTAATTGCCCCTGTGACTGCTGTCACATCTATAGTTACAGTGTAATGTTTACCTACTGTTAAATAAAATGCTGCGTCTGCATATAACCCCACTGTTGTAGTCGTGCTCAATACTGCACTTGTACCAGTAATGCTCCAGCCTGTTTGTAAAGTCCAGCCTGTTGAGCTTGCAAAATTGCCAATAGGGAATACATTACCACCAACCACACTACCAGCTACTGTATCTGCTAACCAACAACCTTTAATATCACCATACTGATACCCTGAGTTAAAGTCTGCTGTGATATTTGCGTGTAAGCCTTGTCCCCATGATGATGGATTGGGTTTTAGCAAGGTTAGTGATCGGTTTGTTGCTATTGTGTTGTGTGCTAACTGCCTAACTGCAGAGTCTATTTTTACATAATTAAAAGGTGTTAATGATCCAGCCCAGACTATACCAGAAGCTTGACCTGTGTAATGTCTATAAACAGTCCCGTAATCTGAGTCTATTAAAGGAGAATTGATAGGCTGTATATTTATATGTTTACCTATATTTGCAACATCTACACCAAAATAAACATAATCGCCTATCACTTCTACTGATACAACACCTGTAACAGTTCCTCCCAAATCAGTCCAATTACTAACACTCCCGTCCTCAGCTATCCTAGACAACCCCCCATTAGTAGCTACATAAACTACTGGAATAGGTAAGCCTGTTGAGGAGTCAATAGGTGCAGTGGGTAGGACTGTAGCTGTTATTTGATTTACTGTAGCATTAATTATACCTACTGATATACTGTCCCAGGTATTTATGCTATTACGACCAGAAGCAGGTAGGTTTGCTCTACCAGAGTAGGCATTTCCAGCTTTTTTGTATGCTCTACAAGAGTCAGATATAAAATTTATTTCTCGTAAACCTTGTCCCACTTGCCCTACTAATAATATACCACTGCACATGCTAATAGAAAGTACTGCGTTGCTACCATGAATATAGTACCCAACAGCATCATTAAACACCATCCACATAGACAAAGTTGAATCAGTACCATCGTAAATAGTAACCTTACCAGCCTCTGCAACTATAACAGCTATAGCAGGGAACTCTCTAGTAGCCCCTCTAGTAGCAGTATTTAGAGCTTCGTTATACCATGAAGTATTTTGTGTCTTCTTTCTCCATGCTCCACCGTCACTATCTTCAGCAGTGTTATAAACAAACACATCAACTGTTGTAGCTGTGATTAATGCGCTAAAATCAGTGATCGTTTCTATATTTTCGGCTGTAACTGTACAAATTATCCTATGCGTTCCACCTGATAGCGTAATATTTGTTGTAGGATTTATATTTACTATTGCACCGTCATAATTCCAGCTATCATTTCTTGTAAATGTATTAGCTACTTTGTTAAAGATACCTTTGCCCGTACATTTAATAATACCGCCACTATCTAATACAGAATAATCAACGCTATCACCGTCATTAAATGAAGATGAAAAACCTAAATTATTTACAGTGCTACCCAATAGCGTTAATGTATTGCCTGTCCCCGTGCAAGTTTCTTCAACAAAATTCTTAATCATTTTTTAATTATCCTCTTGTATTGTCAAAGATGATGGCGGAAAGATAGGAGCAGGGTCGCCATTATTAATAGTCTTGGGTGTGGTTAATGCGGCATAATCAGTTAAGCTATTACCTGTTGCCGCCTCAAAAATGCCCATTGCTACAATAATACCCCAATTTGCAGTGGGAACAGGGAATGTTATCGGGCTATTGTTTGATGTTGTTCCGCTAGTGCCTGTGCTTATTGTTGTTGTTCCCAACCCTTGAGTACCTGCCCATTCTGCTAAAGTTGCTGGAACTGCTACCCGTGAATATGCGCCACCTGATACCTCTACGCCTCCACCTGTATCAGTTGGTGCTGTAGTGAATAACCCAATATATATAGTGCTTGGTGGTGTATAGGGTTGCCCTCTAAATCTAAAATCAATTAGCTTGTTTTCCAAATAATCTGTTTTTGAACCCATAATCTTATCCTAAGTTTTACACGATAACGGTTAATTCTTCACTCACATTACACACATATCGGTAATTGTAAGGGGGGATATTACTTGTTGCTTCGATATTAATGATTTCATAAGCAAGTCTAACATTCCCAATTATTTTATACATAATATCATGTTTTTTTAATATAAACGCGCCTAAAGTTTCAGGCTCGATAAGGTATCTTTCTTCATTTGTTCCGCTTTGTGCTGCATCAAGTCTATCCATCATTATCCCGTCTGTATAGCCCTCGACCTGAAGAGCAAACGCATTCCCTAATAATATCCAGCTAATATCACTCTCATCCTCGCTATCAATAACCGCCATGCCGCCTAGTGTTGCGCTATTTGTGCGATTGACTTGTTTCCGTCTGATTATCGCATTGTAAGAGTTTGGATGATTAAGCACGATATTTCGCGCCATTGAGTTTATGGCTGTAGGTATGTTATTTAACATTATTCTATCCTTGCACTTTCTGGCAATATACCCCGTGATATAAGCTCATTGATTAATACTGCATCACTTGCATTCGCTACGCTTGAGTTACGTGTTGTTTTCTTAGGTTTACTCGCATTTCTTAACTGCTTATCCGCACTGGTTATTATCTTATTTCCAGTTGTGCGTCTGGCTTGGTTTTTAATTGTCCTTTCTGCTTCTTTCTGTGATGTTCTTATTGATGCTTTGCCTGTATCTGAGCTTTTAGCCTTAGCCATTAACCGCTCTAAAAACATCACGATACTACCTGAGCTTTTATCTATTTCTGCCGCAACTCTTACAATATGCTTACAAGCAATTCCAGTTAAGTTTGGATTACGAACTTTCGGAAACCCCGTTTCCATTCTTCCAGCATTATAGCCTCCAATACTGGCTATATACCGATACCAAAACCGCCACTTCCCACAATCACATTCTATTTTTAACGCACCTTTACGCATTTTTAACGCTGATTTTCTAGCCGTTAATGCACCGCTTGCTGCTTCACGTCCATAATCCAAAAATTCTACGATGACATGGTGGCGTTTGTCTTTGCTTTGTTTGCTTGCATTGGTTATAAATCTAACCCGTCCTTTTGCTGCACTAACAGCCGTTGCCATTTTAATTTCAGTTTGTGCAAGGTGTAAGTCGGTGTTTTTTAATCCTACTGGCTTTACATTTGAGAAGTCGATTATCTGCTTTATTGTAATTCCTTTTTTTACTCTATCTTGAGCATTTTTGATGTTTTTCTTAAATGCGATTAGGTCATTTGTGGTTAATGCCCTTAATTGACCGCCAATCGTTGTTTGTAATAACTTTCCGCTATCCCACTTGCCTTTTAACAGTTCGCTCTGAGATAAAATAACGGTGTGTTGCGCTTCTTTACGCTGTGCCGCATCTTCACGCGCTATAGCTTTTTGCTCACTCGCTGAGCCGTTTACCGCGCCTAGCCAGTCATTTTTGTTTGCTTCGTTATCTACGCCCATATCGGCTTAAAGTTCGCGCGTTGACTTGCTATTGACTCAAAACCTGTACGCCTTTTTATCTCATTTAATTGTTGTTGCGTTGGAAGCGTTAAGGTGGTTTGTTCTAACGATTGGTTAGCTTGTATATTAGCCGCTGCCATAATAGCTAAAAACTCATCCCTATTGCCATAAACTCGTTGAGATATAAGCGTTATGTCGTTTACTTCATCTGGTTTAGTTTCGTAAAATATAGCAGGTTGCCACGGCTTTACTGTGCGTGAAAATTGGCTTATTTCTGAATAAAACGCACGGGCGGCTTGTGTGTTTTCGTCAATCATTTCTACACCGTAATAATATCGAAAGGGTTAAACTCTTTTTCTGTTATATCTATTCCATTTAATTCATCAATCATTGATTGACAATTTGAAACGGTCGATACTATTTCATTAACATAGTAACACGTTGCCAGGACGGCTATTTGTGCGCTTGTTATATCGTCATTCATTCTATAATTGTCGCCACTTTCATTAAACCCGTCCTTTTCTATCGAGTTTGACGGGTCGGCTCTCATTGCTTTATCAGATAAGATAAAACGACTGCTTGACCCGTCTACATTTAAGCTATTGGATAAGAAGAAGTAGGCTTGTATTGCTTTTTTTAGCATTTCAGGCTTAAAAAATATATCGTTCGATATGCCGTCAATATTTGTTATGATAAAACACTCATTCACGCGCTCCCGTTTTAATGCCGTCATGCTATGCACCATTAAAACCCCTGACTCTTCGTTATAGCCAGATAAAACAGTGCTTGGACTGCCAGAAAAACCAGTTATTGAAGATTGAATTAAAATCATGGAACTATATGCTCAATGTAATTAGAGTCTATAACGACAGGATACCCACTCATATCGTCTGTAAAGTTTGTGCCTTTCCCGTCATTTGGTTCGCCTAATTTGGGCGCGGTAAAATATGGAACAGTGGCGCGTAAAGTCAAATCAACCGCTAACATGGTTATATTATGTACGTCTGTTTGTATGTTAGTTACTGGATTTAAAGGCGCGTCAATTTGTACAGGATAAAGTTCATTAAACCCTGAAAATGTATAGCTTGCATCAAAAGAACGGTTCTTTGCTGTATCATCTAAAAACATACAAAATTGTTGAGCAATTCCCCACGCTGTACCTGTTTCGTGTGCAAATATTACTAATTGCGCCCGTATATCGCTTGTTGATGTTCTTACTTTAAAAGCTCGGTTTTTAACGTCACTTGGAAAGGTAATATAAATAGGCTCTGACGCTTGAATTATATAATCTCTATCTGTTGGCACAAAGTCTTTAGATAGAGCGATACTAATTAAGGGTACTTTAGCTGGCTTGGTTGCTGCATTATCAATATCATATCGCCTCCACAATGCAAGCATCTCTTCCGCTGTATCTATCATTCTTGATGGACACCACGCAAAACACTTACCAAACCCACGCGCTATAAATTCATTCATAGCAACGGTATCAGGGCTTAAAGATTGATAAAACCTTGATAAATATTCACCAAAAGCGATCTTTACTGGCTCTATCATAATGATGTAATGTAGCTCACATAATCTTTATAATCCTGATCTACTTCGACAATAGAGTTATCCATAGGCTTTATTAAATTAATTTCTTTGTTAAAGCGTTCGATATGCGCTTGTATGTCGTTTGTTCCATCAAAGTTAATTGCACTTGCTTTTTCAAAGTCGTGCGTTATTTGTACATTTTCTTTTAGCTTACATAGCATCCCTAAAAGCTCTTCATTATCCATTGTTGCGCTATCTAATGATGCGCTAATTAACTTTATTTCTTGCTCTTGTTTTTCAATTAATTGTTGAAAAAATTGATCACGCTCTTCCTGTGCCGCGATATAAACGCTATCAAGTGTTAATTCATTTTTAGCTGTGCTATCAAGTGTAAATCCTCTGTTTTTCGTGAAGTTTGGGCTTAATACATAGTCGAAACCATAAAACTTTCCAGCACTCTCATCAATAACCGAACTAAATCCGCCTATTTTGTTTTTATACATTTTATACGCGCTTTCGCCTGCGTCTGAGTCGATAAACTCAGTTTTATGCTCAATAGTTCCATCCATGTAGGCTTTTAATTTTGTTGTGATAATGGCTGGCTCTACTTTGTTCATTTTGCCATTAATTATACTATTCTCAGAGGGTTCTAGTGTCGATAGTAATCTATGTTGATGACCATAAAAGCCTAGCATATCCCTATTTTTAATGAGTTCTTGCGTTTCTTGACCGTTGATATTGTCGCATATCGTTTTTATATTAAAGTTACGCTTATTGCCTGTATGTTCGCGACCTCTTTCAGTTAGGTTGAATGTAATCATGTCTGGTTGTTTCATATTCATTTTCTTGTCCTACAAAATTTTAGAAAAAACATCGTCTAGCTCTGTTTTCATTGTTGCCGCGCCTTGCTGTGAGAATGACTTATTTTCACTTTCCATATAATGCGCGTCCTCCAAAAATGCAAATGCCATAGCATCAAATAAATCAGGTGATTTTATGCCATTTTTGCGCATATCTTCCTTTTTGTCCATTTGATAACGTAATCCGCCATTTTCTGCAAAATGATAAGGTAATCTTGAACCTTGTAATAATATCTTTTCTTTTAACTGCATATCTATGTCGTTCGTGATTGTAACGCGTCCATCCTTGATAGCATCACGCATACACACCATACTTTGCGCTCGTTGATTATAAAATCGCTCTTTATATGCGCGTTTAAAGCACGGTTTCCCCCAGTTCACACGATGTACGTTTACGCCACTTGCTTCTATTAATTTAATAATTGTTGCCCCCACGCCACCATTATCAACTAATAAAGTAGGGTTTGACAGCTTACCCATTATCCCAACTATATCACCTGATACGTCTATTTCATTGCGTGTATTGGTGCAAATGGGAATACTGATAAAGTCAACACGCCTTGCATTTTCTCCAAAATCACCTGAACCGATAACTTTTGCAATAATTACCGTTGAGTCGTCCCTATATTCACCTAAGCCAATATCAGATAATACCATTATTCCATAAGGCTCAGTCTCTGATATTATTTTTTCATGCGTAAAGCATTTTTCTATGTCTGATCGAGATAGTAAGTTGTTGCTACTATCTTCTGCAAATTGCCCTAATACTCGTATTCTATATTCTACTGAATTGCGTCCGCCTGTTTCTGTTGCTCTATCTTTTAACCATTGATTAGTAACAAATGGGGAACGCTCTGAGCTAAATACCAAGCTATGCCATGAACCGCCATTTTTCTTTGATAAGTTAAAATGTGACTCATAAAACCTCCCTGCATTGCGTACCCCCTGAGATGCCATAAGGGTTCTATTGCCGCCTTGTGTTTGCGTCCCCTCGATAACGTCAAAATGGTCGTCACTTACACCAGCCGCCTCATCAATTATAATAAGCTGCCAGTATCTATGTTTACCTGCTACACCTATACTTTGCCCCTGCTGCATAGCAACTTGACTTATAAACCACTGATCGGAAAATCCCTTTATATATACTTTGGTCTTTGTTATATCATAATAATCATTCAACCATGCATAAGGTGTGTTTGATACAGCAACCCGTATATCTGCTAGTTCTTTCCAAACCCCATCACTTACCTGACTAATACGCGGTGCGCCTATATAGGTATTTGAGCCTATCTCTAATTTATCATCATAATAAGCGAATGGATGACATATTAAATGCCAGAATGCTATACGCGCGAATACGTTTGTTTTACCCGTCCCCGTCCCAGATACTACGCTTACTTTCGCATTCTTTGGCGCAATAGCGTTTAACAAGTCTACTTGGTCAAACGATGGACTCATTCCGCATACATTTACTGCAAAACTTAAAGGGTCTGCGTGATATGCGCTAACTAATTGCTTGTATCTATTGTCGCTTAGTAGTTCTTTCAAGTAATGTCTCTATCCTTTAGTGCTTCTTCTTGTCGCTTTCTTGCTTCATCCATTTTCTTTAAAAAGTTTTCTTGTACCCATTCAAGCGACACTTCGCCTAAATCAAATTTACCGTTTACATCTACCTTATCGCGCCATTTATCGGGCTGTCTGTTTTTTAACCAGAATATTTGTGATGCCGTATCAGGTGCTACTTGTTCTTTTACAGTAACGATCTTTTCTTGACCATTAATCATTATTATTTTTTCTTTCTCTATAAAGTGTCCGCCTAGTGCTTTTTTGTATAAACTTTTAGCTACATTAGCGTCCGCCTCTGCCTTTCCTTCCTTTATGGACTCAAAGAACGTAGGATGAGCTTTTTTCCAGTTATTTATTGTTTGCTCTTTAACTTCAAATAAAGCAGCTAAATCTTTATCTGTAGCACCTAACAACGTATGCCTAAAGGCTTGTTTATTATATTCTTTTTTATATTTTGTAGGTTGTCCATTGCCTCTTTTTTCTTTTTGTTCGTCCATTACTTATTACCTCACACCCCGTATTTAATCTTATGATAAATCTTAATACCCCACATCATAGCCCTTGTGCGCCATGAACGCTCAATCTCAAACAATACTTTTTCACCTATCATATCCGCCCAATCATAATATTTTTTGCTTGTAAGATAGTCATGCACAAAAAAGAAAGGCATAAATCTCGGTGAATAACGCGCTACAACCAACCTAAACACTCTTAATTTTAATGTCAATCCGTCACTTTCAAAACCTGCTGGGATAGTGACGTGTTTTACTTGGTATGCTTCACGTAAAACAAGCTTGTTGTCCTTGGTTGCTTGTACAAGCGGATAATCAGGGTAGTTAATCATCATTTGTTTTTATGTTGTTTATATACTTATTTTTAATATACATCTCAACCATAAACATCCCCCTACCTCCTAAATGCCCTGCTATACCAACCAATGCAGCCGTTTTATAAAAATCAAAACCGAGGGAATGACACATATATGCAGTGATAACACCCACAAATCCCGATATAAACCATTCGCCTATCAGCTCGACTATAGAAAAGTGACAGCCTGAACGCTTTAAACGACTAATATATGAAGCTGTACCTCCCCACATTGCCAATAATATAAACCAAACGTAGCCTAAGCTATTGTCTATTATTGTTTTTATTGTTGATACGCTTTCCTGCATTTTAGTGTGTCAATCCTTTGTGTTTTTCAAAAGTACGCATTCCGGCTATTCCCAGCAATGCGAGTAAAATTTGCATGGTTAAATTGGTGTTGATAACAGGGAATACTCCTTTGTAGCCATAAAAAACAACTGCCACAAAACGCGCCATTGGTTCGATGATTGACGAGTACGCCAGCGAAAAGCCACAACTCCAGCCGACTAATGGTCGCCATCCTGCGACATATATTTTATTGCTTTCAGCTTCTTTTTTATTGATCTCAATCTGACCCAGCAGAAGCTTATATTCGTTCTCAATCCCTTGCGTTACTTGAGCTATCTTAGCTTTTTCAACTTGCGTTGCATCAGGCCATATTCGCTTTACCACGGTATCAGCTAAGCCTGATACTGCACTTATTGCGTCATCTACACCAAACATACTTCACCATAAAACCATAAAAATATTTTTTATGATTATATCACACTATCAACCGCACTTAATGCGCTCTACTTAAAAAAATATATTTTGTAAGTTATTGATTATAAAAATAAAACAAAATAAAATAATAAATGTCCGCGTAAATACATAATAAAAGTTGACGTTTATTATTATCAGCGTATACTCTGTACCAAGCTTAAGTAATAAAGAAAAACAACTAAGCTTACTTTTTACAAAAACGGGGTAAGAAAATGAGTAATTTTGAAAAACAATTTAATGCAGTTGTTCACGCTTATTCTGAACTTTCAGGTATCGATAGATTAGAAATAATTGAAGAGTGTAAAAACTCTGAAAGTGTGACTTATCGCATTATCACTAAGATGATGTTTACAGCTAGATAATAGGAACTTTAAGCAGGGATGCTTTTTTTTAATAATTAAATATAAAAAAACGGGGGTAAGAAAATGAAAAATTTAAAAGAAAATGAGCATTTAGTTTATCACTATTCAAACAAGCCTTTTGACACTTTCGATAAAACAAAATGCGATGGGTTCTGGTTTACTGATATTGACCCTAAAAATAGTGAAATGCTTAATGAGATTGGAGCAAACGATATTGCTTATGTTGCTGAATGTATTATCACTATAAACAATGAATTATTAGAAGATTTTAATAATTACAACTGCTTTGAGTCATTAGAAAAAAACGGTTGCGACGGGGTTGAGTGTTTGTACGATGGTTTTTCTGATTTTTGCGTACTTAATGATAGCCAAATAAAGATATTAAAATGGGTAAAATTTTGAAAAAAGCAGGTCGTCCAGCACTTCACGACACTGAAAAAAAAGTAAGAATGTCGGTTAGATTGCATCCAACAACAATAAAAAAGATTGAATACCTTGGCTCTAATAAAGCCAAGGTGATAGAGGATGCAATAGACATTGCTGTAAAATTAATTAATGAACAAAAACGAGGAAATTAAAATAATTGAAATGACTAAAAACCAAGCTAGAAAAGATTTACATAACTCAGATATAAAAAGAATCTTTTTAAAGAAGAGATATGAAATAAGATTTGAAAATGGAATGTATGAATTAAGAAACTGGTACTCTATGGGGGAAGGTATAGGTTTAACTACTCACTTTAATTATCCAATAGTAGAGAGTAAAGATTTTACTGACTGTTGGAACAAAGCAAAAGAACTTGATTTGATTTAACTTAACCAAAAAACAACAAGGCGCGGATAATACCGCGCTTTTTTTTGTTTAAAATAAATCAAACCTCAATATTTCTGACAACATTCATTAATCTTTCCGCCCGTTTCCCCACCTGCTTATGCCAACGGCTATCCAGCCCTTCATCTGCCGCTTTCTCCCAATTCCCTTTTTTTAATGCTTTTAGCATTTTTTTGAATTTTAATAGCCCGTTTATTCCTAGATTGTAAGCCATATCGATCAGAACATCACGCACTGGCTCAGGCAGTTGATGATAAAATTCAATTTCTTGATACAGTTCCCTTTGCGCTTGGTTTAGTCTGTGTTCGAGAAGCAAGGTTGCTTCAACTTTTGTTATTGGTAGTTTTGTGCCATAACCTATTGTTAAGTTGCCCGTGGTGTCGATGTACGGGGATGCACGAAACCCCTCATTTTTTTGTATGCTTTTAATTATATTCATTAAAATCATCAACCTCAATATCTGGCTCATCCAGTTGAGCTACAGCTAACGTTTTTCTCTATATCTTTCTCATTAGAAAAAACATCTACAATTAATAAAATCTCTTTGTTTGCCATCAAAACCTCCTTTAAATGGAATAGTCTGGTTCAAGTCGCGCTTTCGACATCGCTTGAAATGGGACTTTATATGCCTGACCATCCTGCTGAAGATAAACATTATCATCTTCAACCTTTTCGATCAACCCTTTTATATTACGCCTACCTTCGACAGGCTTAAATAAATTAACCTGTACAATATGCCCAACAAACTATTCAAATTGCCCTATTTTAAATAAAGGTCTATTTAAACCTGGCGTTGAGACTTCTAAATTATATTCACCAGCAATAGGATCTTCAACATCAAGAACCCTGATGATTTGATGACTCACTTGTGTACAGTCATCCATGCCTACACCTTGATCACTATCAATAAAAATACGTAACAAACCATGTTTAGGATGCGAGTTATATTCAATTCCTACACATTCATAACCCAAACCTTCTACCACAGGCTCTATTAATTTAAGCAATTGTTCTGGAGCTTGCTTCATCACGCCTCACTTTCTTACACACATAAAAAAAGAGGCTAAAGCCTCTTCCGTTAAACACCTTAACATGACTTCTTTTCAAGAAGCCAGAAACATAAAAACCCCATAAAGGGGTCTCTAAAAAACTGGTAGCGGGGGCAGGATTTGAACCCACGACCTTCGGGTTATGAGCCCGACGAACTACCAAACTGTTCCACCCCGCGATTTATTTCTTAAGTATACTGATATATGGCATTTTAGCAAGTACTTTTTATTCCATATGAAAAAGCCACCTAAACAATCGCTTTAAAATTAAGACCCATTAAACACATAAACATACAGAAAAATCCCACTAACAACCCAGCCAACACATCATCCAGCATTGTTCCAAAACCACCTGATACTTCTTTATCTACCCATTTTATCGGCCAAGGCTTAATAATATCAAAAATTCGAAATAGGATAAAACCTATTATCATATTCTGCCAAGAAAAATCAACAAACCACATAGTGACTAAAAAACCAACAATTTCATCCCAGACAATTCCACCAAAATCATGCTCACCCAATTTGTCCGCTGCAATACCACAAATCCATATACCTGCAATCGTACTTATAATAGTGATAACACTATAAATAACAGTATTAAACTGTATTAACAATAAATACACTGGAACAGCCGCTAGGTTCCAATTGTCCTCACTCAGAATTATATCTCAACTCAAGCAACAAGTTCAGTTCGTGTATTGCTTTTTCTATATCCTCCCTGCCTTTGCCTGTTGGTCTGTCATGCCGCACTAATCTTTTAACCACGCATCCTTCTAAAAAAGCTAAATTGTTAGCTTCGATAAATTCAATGGGCTGGATAATGCAGTCTGAATAATGACTGCCGCCAACTTGATTTTTAAGTACATCATTTAGCGTATCATCTAAATGTGACCTGATCATAACAATTCTCTCACTACAGCTGTAAAAATAGCGTCCTTACTTTGCTGTTTTTGTGGTAATTCATCAAAAGGCACAATACAAGGATGTGTTTTTGCTTGTTCATCTTTCTTTTTACCATACACCCAGCCGTCTTTCTTTTTAAAATTAAGCCATTCATTATGTGTAGCGTCACATCCAGCGTTTGGGTTTTCTTTTACAAAAAGAACTCCTACTATAGCCGCGTCTTTCTGCCACTCTTCCGCTTCTTCCCAGTCTTTTTGACTAAAGTCACCAATACTTTCACAATAAGCTTTATTAACTTGATGAGCTATTCTTGCTATTTTTTCAACTTTCATATTTACTCCAAAAACTTACCAGTTCTACAAAAATGAAAAGACATTTCTTTTTTTGCCTTTTCATTTTTTAAAATATTATTTTACCTTTTTTTTACCAAAGTTAATTTTTTAACATCCACCCACTCATTAATGCTGTACCCACTAATCAAAACACGTGATTGTTTTACGTTCACGCGCTTTATTAAGTATCTGCGAGATGGCACTTTATCATCGACGCGCTGTACAAACGCACCAATTTTTTCTTTTGCTGTTGTAGCTTGCACTACCTTATCCCCTTGCTCTGTTGTGTTGTTTTTTGATTATTGTATTGCCCTTTGATTGTATAGCTGTTTTCGTCTGGCACAGCTTTTACTTTAAAAAATTTCACCTGCCCTATTTTCATCCCTGCTCTTAATATTAAAGAGTGATATTGACATTCGTTCTTTAGTTCAAGTGTTAGCTTTGAGTTACTCCAGGTCGGATCACAAAACCCAGCAAAGAGATGATTTAGCCCATTTCTCGCCATGCTTGATTTTAATACGTACTCAGCAACAATGTTATTTGGTAGATTAAACACTTCTTTTGATGACGCCAAGATAAATTCATTGGGCCTAAGAATAAATCCATTGTCAATATCCATGTTAATCATTCTGATATTTTCTTTGTTGGCTATATCTATTGATGATCCAGTGCTGCTTGCTTCTATTGCAACTGTGCCGTCTAATGTGATGTCTATAGATGCGCCATTAATGTGTTCAATCGGTGCATTAATAACACTATTCTCAACTAAATATACGAGTTCATTATATGTTAATAAGCTCATTCTTTTATCTCCCAAGCGTATTGCCATAATTTTGTGATAACTGCGTTTTTATTGTCCCTGCCATCTATAATTGCTAAGTACCCTACCTCATCACAATAGGCAATTACTTTTCTTTTTTGACAGTATTCTCTTTCATTATCAAAAAGGATGCAATTACTAACATAAGCCCATACTGGTTCACCAGTGAATTTTAACTTCTTACGTTTTACCTGTAGTTTACCTTGCTTTATTGGTGTTGCATCTTTATGTCCAACGCATAGAGCTGGGTAAACATCGCTACAAAAAAATCTGCCCTCTTTAGTGAATGATATTGAATGCTTGTTATGGAATTCGACATTAATGACATAATAATTAGATTTGCTATCTATACAAGTAATTTCTCCGTTACCATGCATTGGATGCCAGACTTCTTGCCCAATTTCTGCCTCTGTAAAATCTATCATTCTTTTACTCCTCATTTATTCAATTTTAATTAAATAATTAATAATATCCCAAATTTTAGTATTACGTCTAAGACCAATTTCGCCATTAATAATATAGCGAAATGGTACGCTAATTAAAAAAAACGGATAAACCCACATTAAATTTAATCTATTGATTAATGTCTTTTTTGATGTTTTGTACTTATAGCAAACATAATCACTTGTTCTGCATCCATCAGTATCTCCTAGTAAATGATCTAAAACTTCATATATAGATGGATTTTCTCCTAATTCTTCCAATATTTCTTTTTTAGCATAATAATGCTGTACATATTTTTCTTGTTCTACCATAATTGACCCTCTATTTCATCTTGCTCATATTGCTTTTCTAGCTTTTCTCTTACTAAACCTGCAATTTCATTAATCATACTCTCGCTTGCCAAGCACGATACATCTTGGTTACTGACTTCCGCGTAAATTTCACACACATCTATCTCATCATCGTAAATATCGTACATAACAATAAAAGGAACTTGCATCATTGTTATTTTTAGCGATATAACAAAGTTTTCACCGTTTTTTAATTGTAATTTTTTCATTTAATTTTCCTCGTTATCTGTTTAATACTACGATCATGCTATCGTGCATCCCGCACTTTTTAGTCACTGTGATTTACATTTCTGTTTTTCATTGTATTTTTTACCCCCTTATAAAAAACATTTTGCTTCAATTATCAAATTTTTATACATATTTATAAAAAGCCTTGCTTTTTCAGGCGTATTAAATGCCAAAAAACAGCTATATTTATCTGTAGCATTACATTCAATATGTAGGTTGTTATCATAAAAACGAATGTAGTATTTTACGTCGTAAATATTATAATCTTGCTTGCAATCTTTATTAAAAACGTAAACTAATTGCGTTAGCTTTGCTAATGCTATTGATGCTTTTGCTTGCTCTTCTGTTTTAAATACAT